CCCCGCGGTTAGGAGCGGCGCTCCAACCGGCTTAGTAGGACGGCGACCGGTACGCGCCGCGGTAGTCGATCGCGCCGCAACCGAAATCGTGCTCCAGGCTGATCTTGACACCCTGGACGCCGAACGGCTCGAAGGTCCGCGTGCGCGGCCCGTTGGAGCCATTCAGGAAGCCGTACATGAAGCACGGCACGCGCGCCGGCTCCACGAACAGATACCAGGAATCGTCCGTGATGTTCGCGTCAGACACCGAACGCAGCCGGCCCGAGAACGGGTTGACCGACGTCGTCAGGGTCGGAGTGATCGCGGTCACCATCTGGTCGGCGACGGTCTCCTGTGCCGGGCCCGTCAGGATGATCCGCGGCGGCGCGTTCAGATAGTTGCCGCTAACCGATTTCATGCCACGCAACGCCTGCCGCGCGGTGCCGATCGTGGCAACCGACGGGGCCGCGCCGGTCGCGGCCTGATTGAGGTGATGCGTCGCATCGAACACGTTGAATGTGTCTTGCAGAAGCGCCGGGCCGGTGCCGGAGTTCTGCAACAGCATGGTGAAAAACGTCGTGTTCTCGAAGATCAGCACCGTATCGCCGGCAGAGCCGAGAATCTGATCGATGGCCCCAAGGTCATCGTTCACGAGCATGGTGCGCGAGATGGTGAACACCACGCCATAGGGCACGACCGACACGGACTCACCGGTGTCCGCCGACGTGCCATATTTGATCTCGCCGGTCTCAGTGATCGGCTGAAGCACGGGGAACTCACCCGCGCGGATCTGCGGATGCGGGCGGAAATCGTTGAACGGACGTTCGACCGCTAGCTCACGATAGGTCGGCATATGCAGCTCATAGCGGGCGAGAAGCGACTTGTTGAGCACGTTCTGAAAGATGTTCGGGAAATCCGACGTCGAGTTGAACGCGCGCGTGAAGATCTCCATCGCATCGGTCGCCGTGAGGTAGCGACTGCCGGCCCGGCGAGGCTTCCAGTCGATACACGCGGCAGCAATGTCCACGAGGCCATACGAAAGGTACTGCTCGGACTGCTTTCGGAGCCCTTCGACGCGCTCGCGATCGCGGAGGTTCTTGGGCTCATATTTGATCCGAGCGCCGCCGCGGCCCGAGTCGAGCATACGCGTAATAAGCGCGATCTCCATCGATTCCGCGACGCCTTCGCGTTCGTCCCTGATGACCTGCATGCCGCCTCCATCGCCGCCCTGCGGCCCACGCTTCGACTTCGCCGCCAGCTCATCGAAGATCAGTTTGCGCACTTCCTCGATCGGCAGCTTGCGGACCAAGCAATCCGCAACGGTGATCTTCTCGCAGCCGAGCGACCGGGCCTGATCGACCGTGGCGCACAGCTCCAGGAACTCTGACACCGGCATGGTGCGGCCGTCAGTCGGGTCAGGACCGCCTTCGTCCTGTTGCGTCTTGCGCTTGCGCTTTTTGCCGCCCTCGCCATCGTCCTCGCCGTCGCCGTCGTCTTCGTCTTCGTCATCCTCATCGTCGTCGGCGTTCTTGGCCTTTTTCTTGCGGGCCTTCTTCGGCGTCTGGCTCGCCGGGTCCTCGTTACCATCCGCCTTGTTGGGCGACGTGGACTCGGCAGCGCGCTTGATCATGTCGTCGACAATCCGGACTTGAGCCAGGATATCGGCATGCTCGGCTTCGATCTTGCGCGCGTCCTCCGCCGGCATGGCGTCGGTGATTTGCGTGAGCTTTGCAGCAGCCGTCTGCTCAAGCTCCGCCTTACGCTTGCGTAGCTCTTTCAACATTTGTGAGTCTCCCTTGTGGCCGCTGATGAGCGCGCCAGTTGCAAAAACATCCTCTCAGAAGTGGTTCAGCGCCGCGCCGTGCGGGTAACGATATGCTGACGCGCCAGCATGCGAGCACGTATCGCCGAGACGGAGTGTCGCGGCCCTTCGGCACTGTCGAAAATGCTGTTCACCGTGAAGGCCGTGTCGATCTTCCGGATAACAGCGGAGGCGTCCGCAGGAACCGCGCAAAGGCTCGCCTCAAGAACCTCCCAACGCGTCGCTTCAAACGAGAGCTTCTCATCCCAACGGAGTCGCTCTTTCTCCGGATCAATGACTCTTCCCTCTGAGTCCTTGATTTCCCACTCACGCACGGCATAGCCAGCGCTCACGGCGCTGATCTCACCGCGCGAAACCATGCCCATTGCGCGCTCACCGTACTCCGTCTCGTTGAAGGCGAGACGGCCCATGAGCGACGGGCCACGATCGATCCAGGCTTCACGCACTCGGCCGAGCGCCGACGTGATGGAATCCTGACGATGCGAGTCGAGCATCGGGATTCCGCCCTGCTTGAGCCGATCGAGAATGACGGCGTCCTTCGTGATGCGAAGCGACTCCGTTCCATAGAACCGCTCCACCGGAGAGCCGCGCGAGAGCACCGCATCAACGGTGCGATCGGACTTGCTGAACGTCTTCGGCGCGATCGACGCGAGCCGCGTTTCAGTCATGCCGGGAAACCAGCCGTTGAAATCGGCGCTTCGTTGCGCAATCGCGTTGTTTGCCACCTCGATAGCCTTTCCTTCGTCGCCGGATTCTTCGAGCACTTTGTTTGCGATCTCGGCCCACTTTTTTTGCTTTGCGGGCGTATCCGCTTTTTTCGTGTGACCAATTGCATCAGATGCTTGCCATGGCATGGCACTTTTCCTTTTTTACGAAAAAGGAGTCCAGACAATCAAGCCTGGACTCCTTTATGCCTAACCTGCCTTGCCTTGCCGTGCCTGAGCTTGACGTGGAGCGCCTCGACACACCGCACCGCGCCCAACCGGGCCATTCCAGCCGTTCCATGCAAACCGAGCCATAAAGCTCGTCCATGGAATTAGCGATATCACGGCACGAACGTTGTTTCAATCATCCCTCCCAGCCCGACGCGGTCAAACTCCGACCATGACCGCTCCAACCACTTCCCGACTCGCCCCATCAGCGTCCGCGACGGCTTGCGGCCATCCTCAGAACTCACGCGACCGCTGGCGAAGTCGACGAACGATGCCTTTATCATCTGCACCGCCTCGTTGGAAACCGTGTCCAGGTGAGGGATGCTGATCGTGGCGTTTTCGAGCGCACGGAGCGCAACGGCGCCGACCGAATGCTCATCCCACGCAAAATATTCAGTCTCGTTGATGTGGTTCTTGACCACGTAGTGCGTCGCCGCCGTCCCGAGCATCTTGACCGCTGTTGATATCTCGTTCAGCGACGACAGCGAAGGTCCAAGCACGTGCAGGAGCGCGACGCGCAAGGCGCCGGTCTTGACGTCATCGAACAGCCGCGCTTCGTCGCACGCCTGGAGCAGATAGGCCAGTTGCCCGGCTTGGACGTCGACAAGCGAAACGCCGTCGAGGTGGTCGAAGATTTTCATTTGGTCCGACACGCTCGTGATGTTCACCACTGCGGCGTCATGGCAAAAGGTCACGAGATCGCCCGCGGGGAATTGCGTATCCCATACCGTCGGCCGCGGCAGGCCGGCGAAACGCGGAAGCTCGAAGTAGTCGCGAAGCGCACGCGTGACCGTGGTCTTGCCAACGCCGCCCTTGTCGGCTCCGACGATGATAATGAGCGGCTTTACCATATGATGACCTCCAGAGTGCCACGCGCCGGGAGCCCATGCCCCGTCTGCCCACGCTCCCGGCGCCCACGCGCCGGAATGCCACGCTACTTGCTTGCTCCAGTCATGCGCCACGTAGGAGCGTCATCGGGATGATGCGATCACCCTCGGCCTCTCCGTCATCACCGTCATCAATCGCATCATCCGTCGTCTTGTCCTCAACGTCTGCCTCATCGGCCCCGTCGGCAGGTTTCGTCGGTTGCCTGCCGTGCTGGTCGACCTTGCCGACGTCGGTATCGACCGTCACATCAAGCTCGTGAGCAAGATCGTAGTAAGCCGCCGCATCCTGCAAGACCTTGCGCCAATTGTTGCCGCGCGCCGCGATGTATTGCTGAGGCGAGATGCGGCCGGCGCGAACCTCGTTCTTCTCCGCGTCCGCGTCCTTCTTCGGATCGATATACTCTTTTGCGGGCACGACATAATCGCAGTTGTACTGAACATTGCGCGGCAGCTCGCCGGCCAGGATCGCACGGTTTATAAACCGCTTCCAAACCGGCCGGCACATCTTCGGAATGACGATGTGCTTTTGCGTCTGCTCAACGAGCCGCCAGAAATCGAGCTTGCCAGCGCGCAATGATGAGTAATTCGCCTGCCGCAGATCGCCGGCCATCTGATCGTATGTCACGCCAGCACCGGCGGCCATCGCCATCAAGCTTGTCATCAGGATGGTGTCGACCTGACTCGTCGAGGTCGGCGCGGCGAACTTGATATCCTGTCCCTCGCGCAATTCCTTGATCATTCCCGGCTCAAGCGTCGTGACCATCGCGTTCGGGTTCGCTTGATCCATCGTTTGCAGGGTGCCGTCCTGTGCTTGGTCAAGCAGCGCGGCCGGGTCATCGTTGGTGATGAACGCCGTAAAGCAGGCCTCGACCTTTGCCTTCACGTTGACGGCGTCGAGGAAATCCGACAACTCACGCGCCGTCGTCAAGATCGGCGCCAGCCACGGCACGCCGCGGACCTGTCCAGGCCGCAGCATTTTGAACATATGAATCAGCTCGCTCTTGGGAATAAAGTCGCTGATATACGGAAGCTGCCAGATCGTGTTCAGCTCGCCGGGATGGTTCTTGAAAAGCCACAAGCCTTCCAGGCGATCGAACTGGCCGAGCCCGACGCCGAGCCTGGAGCGGCGGAGGCGCTTGTTCATCGCAATGTCGGCGCTCGCATAAAGGCCATCGCGAAATTGATCGATGTAGTCCGACTCCAGGCATTGTAGCGCCATCGGAATGGGGGTCTCCGCTTCATCGATTTCCATATCGATATAGCGCAAGACCACCTCGCCGCTCTCGACCGTGGAACGGAACGCGAGCGCCTGCATCGCATAGAAATCAATCTGGCCCGTGACGTCCGCCACCTCCTGCCAATCGGCCCAAAGCTGATTAACCTTGTTGTCGATCTTGTCGCTTCCGGTGTTGGAAATCGGGACGATGCCGTTACCGATCGTATGAGACACCAGGATATCGACGGCGCGGGCCGCGTGCGGCGTGTTGCGCACGAGATCGCGGGCCCGGTCGCGGAGCGGCCGGATTGCATACATCATCTCCGCGTTCTGCGAGAGATGCTGAGTCTTCCAGGAGGTCGCGCGACGGCCCACCGCCGCGCCCTCGTAAATGCGCGTGGCATGCCGCGCCCGAGCACGGCGCAACCCCGCGGACGGCGATAGATATGAGATGGCCCGATCGATGATGTTCATGCGGTCACCATCCGGTGTATAGCGTGGAATCATCGAAGCCTTGGCTTTGCGTGCCGCCGAATCCGCGGTCATGCGAGGCAAGCACCGTGGCGGACGGCTGCGCAATGCCAAGCGCGCGTTGGATGATGCTGCGGATGCGGAGCATATCGTTCAGAGAGCGGAACGTGTTCTGTTTGCCCTCATAGCTCACAGAGAGCGAGCCGGACGCGATTGCCGACTCGATCGCGTCAAGCTGTGCTTGTGAGAACGCCATGGGCTGTTACCCCACAATGCTTGTGATGCCCGGGTGGATGACGGCGACGTGAGACTTCGCCTGTGCCTTCGTGGTGCCAGGAGCCTGGACGGTCGCGCCGTTGACGGCCTTCACCGATGAGATGGTGCCGGCTGACTCGTTGAGAATCATCACCTCGCCAAGCTCGGAGTGACCGTAGGCAAGAGCGCGATCCGTATTATCCCATTTGTATTGCGCCATTTTGCTCAGCTCCTATCGAACCATGGTTTGCTTCGAGGTGGCAACCACGCGTTGCCGCGCGGCCTGCCGGTGAAGTTCTGCGGCCTCAGCGCGTCGGCAAAGGCCTGATGTATCTCATTCGGGTCAACATCATAATCGTGCCGCGGGCCCGGTCCACTCGTCTCAGCCTCGCCATAGATCGGCGCCGGCATGACCTTGACCGCGTCGTCTTCCTTCGCAGCGCCTTCGTTGATTTCAACGCTGAACTCTAGCCCGGCCTGGATGACCGCAGGGAGCGCCTTGCGCATCGCGAGAGCGCCGACGAACGTATCGAGCGCCTCGTTCCGCTCCCGGATCTTCACCCAAACCGAATAAGCCTGCCCCATCCGCAACCGCCGTTCGCGCCGTTCGGCCGCTAGCTGATCGAAATATTCCTCTGTGAAGTTTGGGGCAACCGGAAAATGAATGAAGCCGGCGCGACGCTGGCCCGGCTCCGGCGGCTCGATCCTCAGCCTCGAATAGATTGCATCCTTGGCTGTGTCGACCCCGATGAAATAAAAGCGGTCTTTCATCTTGGTCAGGGTCGGACGTCCCGGCCAAATCGGCAACGCTCCGGCCCTACCCTTGCAGGCAAACACGCGGCGACCCCTTCGCGCCTTGCAGTAGTTAAGCACGCGATCCCAATGATTGCCGTCGCCTGCGTCGACTCCGAATGCGGCTACACGGAGAATCCTATCCGAGCCGCGCACTTTGAACGTCTCCGCAAGCAGCGCATCAAGCTCGCGCCACGCGTCCGACTGTGCCGGGTCCAGATTGATGATATCATATTTGAAGGGCCACGCTTCTTCCTGCGATCCCCACCCGATCAACTGCACTTCAAGCCGATCTTGCTGCACATCGCAGAACCCGGTCACCACCTTGATCTCGTCCGGCAGATCATCGGGGCCATACGGCTCAGCCCGCGCCATGAGTTTGTCTTTTGAGAACACCTCGGTATGCCTCGGTTCCCAAAGCTCGGCTAGCGCCGTGTTGGTGAACTTGCGCAGAAGCTCAACGTCCTTTTGCGCGTCGATGAACTCTCTTACCAGCTCCGTCAGGCGGTGACGCTTCGAATAAATCTTCGACACGTGAAAGCCGGCATGACCGGCGAACGATGACCGCTTCCCACACTCCGAGCATAGCGAGCGCCCGTGCTCATCCCATCGCGACGGCACCTGCTCGATGCCGCAACACACGAACGGCCGCGTCTGCCGCCAGCCATAGCCCTGCTTCTCCGCGAGCGCATCGAGCGCTCCCGTTCGCTCGCGTTCGCTCCAGCCGCAGCCGCATTCGGCACAAAAGATCGAGGCCGTCTCCGGCAGATGATTGCCGGCTTCGTCCTTATCCCATCGGACGTTGGCCCACGTCAGCGTCTGCTCTGTGCCGCAATGAGGACACGCGACGAACAGCCGCCGCATGTCGCTCGCTGCGTACTCGCGGCCAATCCGTGAGAACCCCTTGACCGTCGGCGAACACGTCCGCATGAACTTCGCGCGGCCGATCGCCATGAACGTAGAGGCACGTTCCTCCGCGAGCTTGAGCGGATCGCCCTCCGTGCCGGCGCTCGGCGGATACTTATCGATCTCATCGCAGAGCACGATACGAACCGGCCTCGACGAAAGATCGCTCGGCGAATTGGCCCCGACGAAGTTGAGCACGCCGCCAGGAAACTCTTTGTGCGTGATCGTGTTCTCGGAATCTCGAGTCTTCGGCGGCTCAACGAGATCCCTCAAGACCGGTGTTACCTTGACCGTCGGAGCAAAACGTTCCTTCGAGAACTCTTCTGCCTTCATTTGCGTCGGCTGCACAAACAAGATCGGCGCCGGGTCTTGCGCGATGTAATAGCCGCAAACGTTGATCAGAAACTCCGTCTTCACAATTTGCGTGCCGGCCATCACCGTCACGGTGTGCGTGTCGGGCGAGGTGGCGGCATCCATGATGCCGAATGCGCAAGGCTGCGATTTGGTCCGCCACCGGCCCGGTGACGCGGAAGTCCGCGCTGCAACGAAACGGTTTTCGTCTGCCCATTCGACAAGCGAGCGCTTCGGCGGTGATCGTAGAAGCTTAGCTGACGCGCGGACTCTGTCCGCTATCCTTGTCGCCTCCGCCAGCTTCGTATCTTGAAAGTTCATCTAACGCCTCGTGGAGAGCATCCCGCAGGATCAGCTCGACCTCGTCCCGTGTCCTCATTGCGAGTTCATCCGCCTTGGCTCCAGGGACGCCAAGAATGTTCTCGCGCGTGATCAATAGCAGGGCATCGTATTGCCGCGCCACCGCTTCGAGCGAAACGAGATCGCCGCGAAGCGCCGCGTTCTTGATCCGAACCGTCTCGACCTGTTCTTTCGCCAGCTCCGCGCGCTGGCTCGAAAGCTCGCCGCCGGTCCGCCCCGCGTTGCGGTCCCGCAAATGCTTCAGCACGCGCTTGCGGCAATCGTCTTCGTCATAGCGGCCGTCCGGCAGCTTCTCGATGATGCCCTTCGCGATATAGTCCGAGATCGTCTCGCGAGCGCAGTCGAGATGCGCGGCCAGCGCCATCCCCGTCACCGCCTTGACCGGCTTCTTTTTCATGTCGCAGGCCTCCGCAAGCCGAGCCGATGCGCCGCGGTGGGCCGCCGCGCGACTGCCGGCGATATCGGCCGGCGGTGCGGCGCGCATTTAGGCGCCGGCCGCGAGCGCGGAAATGGCCGCCTCATCCGCCGCGGCGTCCGCCGCAACTCCGCGAGCCACACCGGCGGCATCCCTACCGCCCACGCATCTTCCGGCGCCGGCATCGCCCGAAACACGCGGCATGTGCAGCCGCACGTCTGGCACGCGCAATTGCCGGAGGTCGAAGGATACAAACCGAGAAGCGCCGCCATTTTGCACCAAATCAGAAGGGTTCTTGTCTTAACCCTACTATTTTTCGTTAGCGCTGGCCATATGCCGCGGGCGGGCGCGACC